CATGTAAATACCTTGATCGAATGGGCAAAAGACTATAAAGAGTTCGGCGAAGCATATGCGCGCGCGAAGCAGCTCCAGGAGCATATTTGGCTTGTAAATGGCATGTCAAACCTTTATAATGCTCAGTTTGCACAGTTCTTCGGCAAGAATTGCCTGGGATACAAGGATAAGACTGAGACAGAGCACACCGGCAAAGACGGGAAGCCGATTGAAATGAAAATATCCAGGGCCGCGACAATGACGGACGAAGAGCTGGAGCGCGAACTGGCCGCACTAGAGGCCGAGGACGATGAATCATTAGATGTCCTGCCAGTGGTGGAAGAATGAGCACCGGCCAGGTGGTGTAGATGAGTGTAGCAGAAAAGCGCAAGAAGGTTGACCTGAAGGCCGAGAAGGAGATCCGCAAGTGCAAGAACTCCTGCGCCCGGTTTATCAGGAAGTGGGGGTATATCGAGGATAAGGACGAAGCACTTGGACCCGGAGCGCCAGGGGTAGTAATCAAGTTCGTCCTATGGCCTAAACAGATGTGGGCCCTGGCCGCGATTCTTGTCAACAGGCTTCTTATCATACTGAAAGCGCGTCAGTTGGGGCTTACCTGGTTGGTGCTGTCCTACGCTGTTTGGAGGATGATATTCTTCCCCGGCTATACTGTGGCCGGGGTGTCCAAGGCTGAGAATGAGGCCAAGGAACTGGTTCGCAGAATAACGGTTATCTTAAAAGCCCTGCCGCCCTGGATGATCAGGGAGCGAACGCCGGAGAACAAAAAGGATCTCCTTAGTTTCTCCGGTCCGGTTTGGGAGTCTACGACACTGATAGCGACCATTTTCCATCCTGGCGGGGCAAAATCAGTATTCCATGCCCACACAAGCGCCCCTGGATCTGGCCGTTCATTTACTGAAAACCTTGTTATTTTGGACGAATGGGCGCACCAACAATGGGCTGAAGAGATTTGGAGCGGTATTTACCCGACAGTCAACAGGCCAACAGGCGGCCAGGTGATCGGACTTAGCTCCAACAAGCGGGGCTCATTCTTTGAATTAATATGCGAAAAGCCGGAAGATTACATGTTTGTCCGGATCTTCCTGCCCTGGTGGACTGACCCGCGCAGGACCCATGTGTGGCGAGAAAATACCAAGAAGGCCATGCCCAGCTCTTGGCGGCAGGAGTACCCGGCTACAGCGGAAGAGGCTCTTTCAGCCGGCGAAGGGACAGCCTTCCCCGAGTTCACGGAGGCAATCCATGTTTGCAAGCCGTTCAAGATACCGTCATGGTGGAGAAGGTGGAGAGGAAATGACCCGGGTTACGCTGACCCGTTCTATTACTGCTGGTATGCCGTAAGCGAAGAAGGACAAGTTTACATCTATAGGGAGTACACCCGCACGGAAAAAGACCCACGGGTAACGTATTCTGACCAGGCGCGAAAGGTAATTGAGCTTTCAAAAGCGGGCAGTGAGATAGGCCAACCGGACAAGGACGAACGGGGCAAAGAGATAGCGGAAACGCTGTCCTTTACCTGCGTTGGCCGTGATGCATGGAACAAACTGGGGCGCGGACTTACTTCTAAGAGCAATCCCTCTGACGGGAAGTCAATCATCGACTGCTACGCCGAGGGCGGACTTTTTAACTGCATTGAACCGCCGAGAGACACCAAGACGGACCGTATTCTGCAAAAGGCCATCATGCACGAATACTTAAAGCCTTACCTGGACGAGAACACAGAGCGCACAACGGCCAGGCTGCAGATATTTTCAAGCTGCACGGCGCTCATTGAAGCCATGCCGAAGCTGGTTAACGATGAAAAAAGCAACGAGAAGGTGTCGGAAGAGCCGCACATCTGGACCAACCCCTTTAAAGGGGCAATTTACGGCCTGATAGCGCACCATCTGAAGAAGTCCAAGCCGCCTGAAAAAGAAAAGTCCGACATCCAGCGCGACAAGGAGCGTCTTGCCAAGATGCGCCGTGGGCCGGGAGGGGTAATGAGGCAAAGGAGAGTGGGAATTTGATAAGCAGTCCTGGCATGGGGATCTATGGTAGCCATAGCGATCAAAGGGAGATTTGCGACAGGGATTGTGTGCCATTTATCCCGACAAAACGAAAGCTATTCTTTGATGACAACGATATTTTTCGAGGGCAAAAGGTTGTTAAACCGCCCCGCTGCACAAAAAAGGAAGGCGTGGCGAGTGCGGGGTCGGTGTTTCTTGAAATATTGGAGTCCATAGAGATATATGGCGCCAGATAAAAAGGAGGGAGCAACCCAGTGGAGACACCGAAAATACCGACCAAGCCAAAGACGGTAAAAGAAGCATGTGATATGGCGCTTAAATTATTAGAGCAAGGCATAGACAAAAGAATCTATGTATATGGAACCTGTCCATTTTGTTTGGGCGAATACACTTTGGCCCACATGAAAAGGCATATCAACGCCAAGCACTAAGCATACAGAGGAGGGGACAACCCATGAGGCAGAGGATCAGCGTTGAGCAACTGGGGGAGTTGACGGAGGAACAGAAAGAACGGCTGCGGGAGTGGTGGAAACCACGGGAGTATGATGTATTCGCCGTTGGCAGGATCAGCGATTCCGTCCACGAACTAGAAGGCGGACTCATTAGGACAAAGGATTGCGATAATGACGGCTGTCACGGAGCCGAGCTCAAAAGGGAATCCCTTCCCCTATTGTCAATCGGGCAGTGTATTGAACTTCTTATCGATCTCGATGGGATAAGGATTAAACAAAGGACCGGAAGGACGAAAATATACTTCTTAAATCCGGTTAACGCCAACCAAGAGTTTTTTGACGCCCTTTGGCAAGCAGTAAAGGCTACATTGTAGCAGAAAGGAGAACCTATGAACGAACCATCCAAAGCGGTAGGCGAGTACCCGGTAAGAACTCCCGCGAAACCACCGCAGCCACCCCAGCGGGAGACATTAACCCGCCAGCAGAAGCGCGACATTGCCCGCAAGCTGGCGAAGGAGCCATGGAAGCTGGTAGAGCTGGTTGACGGTGCGCTGTCTGCCCTACACGGCAGGATTGAGGTGCTGACAGAGGCGCTAAGGCTGTCCGGCGTGACTGAGGACATGATGAAGCAGGCGGAGGCGAATGTGGCGGGGAGAGCGAACCCTGCGCCCGAGGAAGAAAAAGCCAGTTAAATCGAAAAACGAAAAATGGGAGGATTTATGGAGGATAGCCAATTACTTGAACAGCTTTCTGCCGAGGTACACAATGCCTGGTGGGACGAGAAGAAGAAGCAGGGCTTTCATGCTCCTTTAAACTGCCCGCACAGAGCGCCGACTAATGAATACGGCAAGTTTGAAGCTGTCTGCGAAAAGTGCCATACGGATATGTACCCATATGAAGAGCTTGCCGAGAACATCAAGGAATATGACCGGGTAACGGTTCGCGCCTGCCTGAAGGCTATTGAGGGTTGCGGCTATGAGGTTGTAGAAAAGAAACAGGAGGACTGCATGGTTAAATTAAAGCATGACTTACTGACCGACAAGTACACTACTGTGTACCATGAACCGCCCAACGAAATGAATTACAACGCGCCTCACAGGTTTATTGTGGCTAAATCAGACGGCAACATAATCCTGCCTGAGCCGCTTGCCGAAATCCACTTCCAGGAAGGTCCAATCAAAGAATGCGGCGTTAACGGCGTTTGCAATGAGGACTTAATTGCAATGGTTATCACACGGCTGGAACACTTCCAAAAGAGTGAATTTTCCTGCCGGGAGAACGCCCTTTGCATTACAAAATTAGAAGAGGCCCTGTTGTGGCTCAGAAAGAGGACAATGGGCAGGGGGCAACGCGGAGTTGAAGGAACGCACACGAAGTAAGGAGATACACAATGAGCAAGCCTGACATCCTAGGCTATCCGCCGACCAAGGAAGAACAGAAGATAATAGCCACTCTGCGGGCCATTGAATACGGCAGCGTAACGGTTAAAAAGCAAGCCGGACGGATTGTCCTGATCGAGAAGTCGGAGACAGAAAAGGTACAGGGGTGATGCGCTATTCGAGTCTATATCGTTGTTGGCAACGACAGGCGACCTGATAAAAATTGCGGCAACTGTAATTATTTCTATAGGATTTATGACAACAGGGAAGAGGCCGTGAAGGACCTGTCCTGGCTTACGGGCAAAGATGTTGATGCTAAAATCATGGAGTACACGGTACGGTCAAGGTTTGATAACTAAATAACATTTCCCGAAGGAACAACCATAGGGGAGTATCAGGATCAGAGAGCAGGAAACCTGCTTTGTGATTCCGGTACTCCCTTTTTT